CCACACAGTCACGCAGGCTCAAATGCCGCTCAGACAGGCCTGGCTCAAAGCTCAAGGCCAGTTGCCGCTCGTTCGTTTTTGGTGGGCTGATAAGTGCTGATTTCATTTGTTATCACCTGTTATCAGGGTGGTAGAAAAAAATTGAGGTATGCAAAAAACGAAAACCGCCCACCGCCCCGGCGCACCAACGACTGCACGCCTGCCCGCGTGCAACCCAGGTGCCAGGGAGTTCAACACCAGCCAAAACAGTGCGCCGGGCTACTGGGCGGTGGGCGAGAAAACGGGAGATATGGCGGGCGGCCAGCTTGACGCCGCGAAATGCGGATTTCAGGCCCCAAACTTGATGTGCCAAGCGGCCGCCCATAAACAAAACGCAGAAGATGGTGGGGTTGCCAGCCAGTTTTATGATGGGGTTGTCACACCAACCACCACTACCAAAAGGCAACCCCATGAAAGACTTAGACGATGCGATGCAACAGATTTGCGATCTCAAAGGCAGTTTGATGGCAGCGGATGCATTCATGGCCGCGCTGATTCAAGTTTTGCCACCCGACGTGCTATCGCAGCTACAAACGGTTTACAAAGAGGAGGCAGAACATTTGCAAACCGTTCTACTAAACGCCAGCACGTCAGAGCACACAATCTCCGGCGCCGAGCGCGACATTCAGCGGCTGTCAACCAGGCTTCAGGCCCAGCTCGATCAATTTCAGCTGCTAGAAGCTGCGCGGAAAGAGATCCGCACCCAACAACATCCTTAGTCGCCTTCGGCAGCGTTTTCGAAGTTGCAAAAACGCCTTTGATGGCCTGCGAATACATTTCCGCCCTGGCCGCAGCCCGAGCGACCAGCTCCGCCCGGTCTTGTGCTGCAACCAGTCTGCGGCGATATGCAATAGGCTTGCGTGGCTTCATCTCAAACCCCCTTAACCATCAAAAACTTCTCACGCCAACCACCACTACCGAAAGGCAACCCCATGAAAGAAGACACCGCACTATCCCCAGTGTCTGGCTGGACCGTTGCGCCCATCAGTGCGTACGGGGCGGTCATGCTGCGCCTCGACTATTTGACGCATGCAACGCAAACAGCCGAAGAATCTCAGCAGAGCCCAAATTACGTACTTCACTCACCCCAAGCGCGCGAGCTGGCACTGAAAATACTTGCAATGTGCGATCGATTGGAAAGCGGCGAACTTCAGGGAGCGGGGTTGCCAAAACATTGACGTCAGACATTTGCACCCCCCAGAGCCAGCAAGTAAATCGCCCAGCCACACAACGCCAAACGCATAAACGTGCGCACGGCCAATTCAGTGGGGGACATCGGCTTTGGCATAACACGGGTGGCGATGCTAATCAGGCCAGCAAAGACCTGCAGCGCCATCCAGCACAACATCACGATCACAAAGGTTTGCATTTATATCTCCTGCTTGAACAACCGGGCGCCCGCCCATCCTTGGCTTACGATGGCAGCTCTCACACAACCACCACCAAAGAGGGCAGGCAAAATGGAAAATTTGGGACAACCGTTCAGCATCCAAAACACGACTGGCAACAGCTGGTTCGTCACCTGGCGCGATGCAATAGAGTCTTCGACTGGGGAGACGGTTTCTTTCACTGTGGAGATCCCCCGCAGCGCGAATCTATCGGTGGCAGAGGTCCAGCGCTACGCATTAAAAAGGGCGGTGGAACTTCTTCAAGCTGCAATTCGGAGGTCTGGCGACCTGTAGCGCCGCAGTTTTCGCAGATCCACCTCCGAAAAGACTCACTCAGGTGGTGGATATGCACGAACTTTGACCCATTGCAACGGGGGCATGAATCAGACATTTGCAACCCCTTCATTAGCTACAGATTGAATAGCACCCTGCGCAGCATTGGCGTTAGCAGGCAAAAGCATGTCGCCCTGCACCGCCGTATCGCCAGCGCCGACTTTTGCATCCTCGAACAGCCGGGGCTGTGCGTAGGCTTGCTCTATTCGGCGGCAGGCCGCATCAAAATACTGCCGTTCGCGTTCAATCCCCACGAACGTCTTGCCCAAGTTCACGCAAGCCACTCCCGTGGTTCCCGTGCCCATGAACGGATCACAAACCGTCGCCGCCTTCGGGTGCATGTCAAGGCACCAAAGCATCAGCCGCAGCGGTTTCTGTGTCGGGTGTTCCTTTCCGTCTTGCAACGCCTCGCCTCGCGGCAGAGTCAAAACCCGCGCCGCCTGTTGCTGGCTGCTCCACGCGAATTCGCAATCCGCCAGCGAGAAATTCCTTTGACCCTTGTCCCACACCAGCCAGCGCATGCTTGGCGGCAGCAGGTCGGTGAAGTAGTTGCCGCCCCAAATAACGCACTCCTTACCCTTCTCCTGCATCAAGCCAAAGAGCCAAGGCGCGGGGCGTTCCTTGTCCCATCCGCCCGGCCCATACTGCGTCCATCCGTTCTCGGCTTTCCCGGCGTGCGTGTCGGCCCCAATCCCATACGGCGGGTCAGTCAAAATCAAGTCGCATTTCGGCAGCGTCGGCAATATCTCCCGGCAGTCGCCGTGCCACAGTTCGCAATTCCCGATTGTCACTTTCTCAGCCATCATCACTCCTATTTACCGTTTGCCTGCTAACACGTCGCTCAACACGGACGCAGGCGATAAAGCCGCCTGCGCCGGTTAGCTAGGCGGTGGCTTGGGCCAGTTCTGGCCAATAGAATGCGTATTTGTCGGGCCAACGGGCTCGCCTGGTGAATCGCCCTTCGCTCCTGATTTCAATCTGGCCCGCCAGATCGCGCAGACGCCCCTCGGGAATGCCATCTTTCAACCAATCACTGACAGATGGGGGCTTGATGTCCAGCATGCGAGCCACAGCATTGACGCCGCCAAGCAACTGGATAATTTCAGGGTCGGTCATAGACATGGCGAGATTATTAGGCATTCCTTACTTTTTGTGAAGTAGGTAACCCTAATTTATTTTCGTTAGCCTTTCCTAATGTTTATGACACTCGCAGAACGCCTAAAAGACGCCATGGATGGCCCGCCAAAGGTGACGGGCAAAGCGCTGGCCGCTGCATGCCATGTCTCTACCGCATCGGTAAGTGACTGGCTGAGCGGCAAATCAAAAACACCAATAGCAATGTTGCAAGCGACATCGCAGTGCTGGCAATGGGGCGCAATGACGCCAACGTCTTCACCGGTTCCGATTGGGATACCACGGTTGCGGCTTTGTTGGTTGGATACGCCAAGGTGCTGGTGCGTGGCGTGATAAACACAGGTACAAGCTTTGCAGCTTTTAACGCCAGTATGGCTGCTTGGGTTGCTGGTAAGGCAGACGCCCGCATTGTTTACATCGATGTGGCTTCGTGGACCGGAATCAATGCCCCAGATGGAACGCATCCAAGTGATGCTGGACAAGCTACTATGTCTGGCTATGAAATTACAGCTTACGCGCCGCATGTTTAGTTGGCATCAGATTTCTAAAGGCCATAATAGCGTCATGACCACCCTCTCGGAAATTGTCCTCCCCTCCTTCCGCGTACTAATGAAGAAGGCAGAAACGTGCAGGGATTTCGCTGAGCCTGACTTCCCAATCATCGACCCAATCACCGTAACCGCTCGATATTCCTAAGGAGAAGAAGATGCTAGTAACCGCAGTAGTTCTGTTGATCGTTCTGATAGCGCTGGGACTTACCGTTATGGCTCAGCTGAGCAACCTCATCAGTCAGAACCATGACCGGAATGAGATGGCTCGTGAATCCCTGGACATCCAGAAGCGCCAGCTGCTCCTGACCGAGAAGGCTGAGGCGTTCGCTGAGTTCAAGAGGAACTGCTCGTGAAGGAGGTTGTCCTCCCTTCTGGCGGGTTTGCCAAATCCCGTCCCATCCTGGTCTCCGATATGGTGGCGGCCTTCGCTCAGGCGAACGGCTTGGGCTCTACCGCCATCCTGGTCCACCGCTGCGTGACTGTGGATGACTCACCACTGGCACTGATCCAGGTTCTGAGCATGGAGTGGAACGAGGCCTGCCCGCTGTTCACCCTGATGACCAACCAGCTGAATGAAGCACTCAAGACCAAGGACGGAATAGCATGAACCTAGTAGCCGGAAGAGATCCCGAAGCACTCCACGCAATGGTTACCCTGAACGGGGTCAAGCAGGAGCTTTGCGTACAGGCTGACGATGAAGTCGGCTTCGTTGATGTGATGACCAAGCACAAGGGTCAGCTGGTAACTCGTCAGCATACCGAACGAGCGGTGCTAATTCATCGCCTGTTCGGTGAAGTCAAGATTACCCTGAACGCAGTATGACCATTCTCGAGTTCAAGCGACCTGATCCCAAGCCCGAACCCGATGGCCAGACCGCGATGGGTCCGGCTTTCTGCCTTCAGTGCAGTCATACCTGGACGGGAACCGCGCCCACTGGCACTGTGCAGCTGGAGTGCCCCGAATGCAAAAAATGGAAGGCAGCAACCTGCTGGCGGCTGCAGATTTTCTGCATGTGAGCCCAAAATGGCTGGCGACTGGCGACTGGCGTGGGCATGAAATTCGCCAACACGACGCCAGCGACTAATCACGTCAGCGACAACGGGCCCGAAGTAGCCTATCTAGAGAGACGCAAAACCGACAAAAACACAAGCGAATTGCTATCGCTCTTTGGCCAACTAGATGCCAATGGCAAACGCGAGCTGTTGATTTTTGTCCGAGGTTTTGTGGCAGGCCGCCGCCCACACGGAAACGGCACAACTTCTGCAATTGCCGGTTAAAACGCGGGAGGCTCGGGGACAAAAATACTCACACCCCGCGCAGCAAATTTTAGATTTCGTTGGAACCAATACAAGCCGTTGTAGCGGCGTGGAGTAGGCTGTATTCATTTTTTAACTCGGAGATCACCATGGGATTTAGTTGGCTTGTAACCTTACTTGGAGCCTGCGCGGGCGGAATCAGCATCATCACAACAGCTCTAATGGCAACCAGCGCACCGCAACAAGCTGCCGGGTATGCATGCGCATGTGCATTGGCAGTGGTTCCATATGTCTTTACGCGGGCGGCACACATGCTGCAAACAGAGTCAGGCGCCAAAGAGACTACTCGGATTGTTGCTGCCGTAGACCGTGTTGCAGCGAGCATGACCGAGCTACGCACTGAAATCGCCAGCATAAAGAAGACTGACAATTGAAAATAAATTAGGAATACCTATTGACCTAATGATTAGGAATCCCTAATAATTCACTCCAGCCCGCCATCCAGCGCGGAATATGGAGTGAAAAGTGCAAACCACCTCAACGGCCAGCAAGGCCCCCACCGCCACCTCTCGCGACATCCGCAACATCCGCGCCCGGCTTGAACGCTGGGAGCTGGACCACCTGCGCGCACTGTCCACATCGCTGCACACCCAGCTTGAAGAAGCCAACACCCGCGCGGCCGAGGCCGAATCGTGGGCGCACACCTGGTGGCGCAATGCCGAGTGCCTGCAAGAAGAGTTGCTGCTGCTCGCCAGTGAAACCGGCCGCGCCGTTGGCCTGACCCAGCAGGGCGACGTTATGGTCGTCAAAGTTGACAGCGACCAATCCCCAGAACACACCCCACCCGCCCCCGGCCACCCCTGGCCCGCCCAAGGCGGCACCTACATCGGCATCGCCCCAGCCGAAGGCAACCTCCCCGCTCGCCATCTGGTAGTGCTAGATATCGAGCCATCCACCAAACTCACATGGGCCAATGCCGTCCAGTGGGCACAGACACACGGCAACGGCGCCCGCCTGCCCACCCAGCTAGAGGCCCTATTCGCCTTCACCACCGCAAAGGCCGCATTCAAACCCGAGTGGCATTGGACGCTGACGCAGAACGACCGCGGCGGCGCCTTCTGCCAGTCGTTCGAGGGCGGCTACTCGTCCTGGGGCGGCAAGGAGTGCGAGTTGCGGGTCCGTGCCTGCCGCGGATTAGCACTTCAAACCTTCACCCCTTTATCGCTTGACCCTGCCGCCGCAACCACCCCAAGCGGTGCGTAAGCGCCGCTTCCGCGATTTTTTTTCCAAGGGAGCCCCTACAACATGACCCGCCTAAAACGCGCCATCCTCGCCGCCTGCATGCTGGCCTTGGGCCAGATCAGCGCCAACACCGCCCACGCCTTCCCCGTGCCAGCCGTGCTGGTGCAGGCCGCTGACCGCATCGTCTCCGCAGCGGGCTACGCGGCGCAGATACAGCCCATTATGGAGACCGACCCCGTTGAATCCGTGCGCCGCCAGGCTGATCTGGTGCGCTTGGCTGGTGGCAGTGGCAACGTCATCCTGTGGCCTGGCAAGTGGCCCCATGCGTGGGACAACTTTGCAACCCTGGTGGCAGAGGCCGCCAAGCACCCCGGCACCTTTACCCACGTGTACATGGTCGCCAAAGATGGGGATGAAATCTTCTGGTGCACCACCGGCACCTGCATTGGCCGCGATGAAGACGCGCTGATTGAAGGCGCCCGCCTGGCCCACGCCGCAGGCCTCAAGACCATCTGCACCTTCCTGCCCGATGTGATTCTGGACCCCCGCTTTGCCCTGCGCAATGTGAACATGTGCGACGGCATAGCGGTGGATGTGTACCCCAGCATCCGCCCCACCGTGCCCGACTTTGGCACCTGCCGGTTCAACGACAACCACATCGCCAACCTGTACCACTGCAGCTTTGAAAAGCTGGACCGCATGGGCCACCTGGGTGACAGGGGCTGCCTGGCCCAAGCCTTTGGCCTGGTGCACGAGCCCCTGGCCGCCCTGCGCGCCGGCCTTGCCCTGCAGCGCCAGGCACTGGTGCACGCCAAGGCACTGGGCTGCGACTACATCAGCCCGTGGGGCCAATACCTGAGCGTGCAGGCCCAGCAGGCAGAGCCCATCTTTGATCTGGACGGCCACGAACTGGAATGGATGGTGCAGCCATGAACCGCATCAAAAACGCAGCCATCAACTGGGCCCTGGCCCTGCTGATAGTGGCCACCTTCGCCGCCATGCAGCAGCAAGACCTCGGCCCAAGCGACCACGCCACCGAGCAAGCCCAGGCAGAAGACCTGCAAGCCGCTATCGAAACCGAAGCGCAAGAGGCAAGGTATGCAAGGGCTAGCGCTGCAATTGCGGCAGAACGGGCGCAGCCATGACCGATAAAACCAATGCAGCGCAACCCACTCAGCGCTTCATCACGATTGAGCCCATTGGCGAGCCACCCCGCGTGGTGCCTCTCAACGCAACCGAGCAGCGCCGCGCCCACCGTGGCCCACGCTCTTGCGAAGAACTCGGCATCTGCCAAGGCCGTTACCCCGCCTGTGGCCGCTGCGATGACGACTACAGCGCAGAGGCCGACACCCTTACCCCCATGGAGCAAATCGGCGGCTGGTTTGCCATTGCCTTCGTCGGCATCTGCACCGTGGTCACCTTAGCAGGCGGCGCCAGCTACATCTACTTTCGGTGGATCGCCCCATGATGCGCGCCACCGGCACCCTCTACATGAGCAAGGCCCGCCCACTGCCGGCCACCGCGCTGGATGACACATTCAGCCTCACCCTGCTCGCCTATGACCGCCTGGGCCCGCACCAAGTGGAGCCATGGCGCGTCATCTACAGCGGCCCGCTGGCGCACGAGTTTTGGCAGCAGCACAAAGACGCCATCAAGCCCGGCACCGCCATAACCGTGCACGCCGAGCGCCTGCGCTGCGCCGCCCAACCCATGCCCCGCGTGACCGAATTTCAAGTCCACGCCACCCGCATCATGCTGGATGCAACGCACGCCCAGCCAATGCACCACCCCGTTTAACAAAAACAACAACCATGCCAACCCAAATCATCAGCCGCGAGCGCCTGGAGCGCGAAGCCCGCGCCGCCGCCAAGACGTATGACAACGTCAACGACGCCTGCCCCTACCCCTTCCACGACGACCCCGGCCGCATCTTTGCCGCCGAATTCAAACGCGCCCGGGCAGCCATCAACGCCGCCAACTACAGCAACACCAACGTGGGCCCAGCGCCTGCGGTGGATGGCGCAGAACAGGCCGCGCAATGACCTGCACCGAACAATCATTCCTGCGGGATGTGAAAGACCACGTCATCACCATCATTCGTGATGACGGCGTAAACCGCCACATCCGCCTGCAGAAGCCCGGCACCATGTGCATGCACTTCGACCTCATCACGTGGCCCGGATACCTCTGCTACACGGGCGACATGGGTACCTATGTGTTCAGCCGCCTGCGGGATATGTTTGAGTTCTTCCGCGTGGACCAAGACAGCCAATGGCTCAAATCCAGAGGGCTGACGCTTGGCATCAACCCGTCCTACTGGGGCGAAAAGCTGGAAGCAACCGACAAATGCGACGGCTTCAAAAAGTTTGACGACGCCAAGTTTGATCGCATCGTTAAAGACCACCTAGTCCGCTGGATACGCGACAACGCAGACTGCACCAGCAAAGAAGAGCGCCGCGAACTCTGGGACGAAGTAGTGGACACCGTCATCATCGCCGATGGCGCCACTGATGGCCTCCGCAAAACGACCGCCGCTTACGACTTTCACCACCAGGTCAACCGCAGTGTGAAGTTTGAATTCCAAGACCTTTGGGAATACGACTTCACCGACTACACCCACCGATTTCTGTGGTGCTGCTACGCGCTGGCCTGGGGTATCAAACAATTTGATGACGCGACCGTCAAGGCGCCAGAAATGGAGGCCGCCCCATGAGCATCAATCGCGTCTACATCAGCGGCCCCATGTCGGGGATTGATGACTTCAACGTGCCGGCTTTCAACGCAGAGGCCGCACGCCTGCGCGCCATGGGTCTGGATGTGGTCAACCCCGCAGAACTGAACCCGCAACAGCCGCCCCCAAGCTGGGAGCAGTGCATGCGCAACGACATTGCCGCGCTGATGACCTGCGACACGCTGGCCCTGCTCAGCGGCTGGGAGCTGTCAGACGGCGCAAACCTTGAACTCCACATCGCCCACCGCGTTGGCATTCGCATCGTCAACGCCAGTGAAATCGTCAATTGCCAAGCAGAGGAAATCGCAGCATGACCACCAAAAAGAAATCCACCCGCACCAATGCCGCCGAAGAAGCCCGCCGCAACGCCTGGGCCGCCGGCGCCGATGCCTGCGCACCCGTTGAGGGCGCCACCAGCGCCACCTCGCAAGTGGCCCAGCCCGTGCGCATCTGCAATGCCAGCATGTTTGCGGGCGACTACCGCACAGGATATGGCGAAGTGCACCAGCCGCTGCGGGCGGGGGCGATGCAGGCTTTGCAGGTTCATAGCCGGGGGATTGGGACATGAAAGACGCAATCCGCTACAAGGTCACAGTAACCGCTCTAGTGGAGCGGGTGGAAGTTTCAAACTCTGAATGGTGCGTGATCGGTCAAGAATTCAAACCAGAAAACTTGGATAAACCGGTCAGCGTGTACGGCTACTCGCCAGCAATAGAAAAAACTGTGCGCAAGGAAGTCGCCATCTTTGAGCAAAGTGTTGACACCCTCGATATGGCCGCCCTGGTCAAAGTGGTGAATGGGATTGCATCATGAGAAAAACCTCCACCTACTCCACCAAACGCCGCTAGATTACCGGCGACTTTTACAACGGCGCCGCCAAACCAGCCACCGCTACAGCGGCCCGCTCACCCTGATGACATTCCACCGCCTGCTCAAATGGCACCGCGCCCTGGCGCGCAGCCGCTTCGAGCGCCGCACCCAGCACATAGAACACGCCCTTGCCGCGTACCACGCCGAGTTTGCCGAAATGGTCCGCATGTGCAAACCACCCATCGACCACACCCAAGGCGACTACGTCACCCGCGACGGCACCGACGTGCACCAGCTCACCCGCATGGGCCACTGCGGCGACCACGGCGACTACACCTGCATAGTCGCCCCCGCAACAGGCTGGTGCGCCGTGGGCGACGTAGAGCACAACATGGCCCGACGCTACAGCAAAGTTGAATACACCCCAGGGACAACACTATGACCACACAGCCAACAGGCGATTGCAATTGCCGCAACTGGTGCAGAACGTGGGGCGAAACGCAGGGCTTTCGCTACCCAAAGTCCAACCATGCGCCGGGCTGCAACCTCTACAAGCAAGAGGAATTCACAGCGCTGGAGCACGACGGCACGCGCTGCATTCTGGAGCCACACGAAGCCGCCGCCATCGTTGCCGATTCACCCGGCCAGTACACCACCAGCACCGTAATGCTGACCCGCGACCAGTTTGAAGCCATGCCCGAGTTTCAAGGATTTTGACCATGACAACGCCTGCACCGCACACCCCCGCGCCATACACCCACATGCCCATCTTCCCCGCGGACCTGATGCGCATGCTGGGCTACACCCACCGCAACACCCTGCGCGTGGCCATCCGCGACAAGAAAGTGCCGCCGCCCGATGTGCAGCTGTCGCAGAAAACGCGTTACTGGCACGCGGCTACACTGGTCAAAGCCGGGCTGATTCCGGCGGATGGTGGAGGCTCCGCACAATGAACCGAGACGAAATTTTGCGCATGGCCGCAGCAGCCGGACTGCGAAACAACAACCCCGGCGCAGCGCTAGAAGTTCTTGCATTCGCCGCCATGATGGAAGCCGCGCTGCAGTTAAACAACAAAGAATTTCTGATGGCCTTGCGCGAATACATTGAGCGCGTAGAAGAGCAACTAGACGCTGAATATGGCTTAGGCAGATCAGTCGAGGAGTTGGCAGCCAAAAACGAAATGCCAGACGTATACGCCGAAGTTCTGCGGCGCATCGCACTTAACACGCCGGCCATACCCAATAATCAAAACCAAGGAAAATCATGAGAACAGTAGCGTGGCTAAGAGCCGAATTGGCAAAATTCCCAGATGATGCGACGTGCTACGCCTATGAGGGTGAAGTCATAGGACTCATCATCGAACCACCAGACCCAAGCAATGGCGAGCAATTGCCCACTGCTCAAGGCGTTATCTATTGCTCCGAAGATGATGACCATGATGCAACGCACCAGACTGAATATCTACCTGACCACGTTGTTGCTACACAGGGCGATAAAGCATGCAAAACCTGCAGACACTGGGACACCTCTGCACCCTACCAACCCGGCAAGGGCCTAGGCCTAGGCGAGTGCAAGGCAGTAGTGATGCTTTGGGACGCTACTCGCTGGAGTGAGGACGGCGAAAGCAGGGAGATTGTGAGCGAGCACGCCGGCAAGAAGGCTTTTGTGCAGGATGGAAGCGACTACACAGCCAGCCTTTTCACTTTGGCAGATTTTGCGTGCACGCAATACGAGCCCATCACTTCGCCACCGGCATCACCCAATCCCCCAAACTAATTGATCGGAGAAAAGACATGGACATCAACCAAATGCGCGAAGCCAAGCGCGAAATGGAAGAGGAAATAAGGCTTGCAGCCGTGGCTGCCATCTCTAATTTCACAAAGAAAACCGGAGCACACCCAAGTGCCGTGCGCGTTAATCTTGTGGATGTGAACGAGTTTGGCGGGCGCATAAGTTACATGGTTTGCGATGTAAAAACCGACGTCCCCATTTAAGACACCTTCGGCATCACCCAATCCCCCCAAGCCTGCAACATAGCCCGCCGCTGCGGCAGATACTCCGCGCGGTTGTAGGTACTGCGCACCTTGTCATCGGGCGCGTGGGCCAGCTGGCGCTCTATGGCGTCCTTATCGTGCCCGTGCTCATTGGCCCAGGTGCTGGCCACGCTGCGCCAGCCGTGGCCCGTCATGCGGCCACCGTAGCCCATGCGGCCTATCAGGTACAGAATCGCGTTTTCGCTCATCGGCCTGTCCAGCCGCCGGTCATTGGGGAACACGTAAATGCTGCCCCGGTTGCGCTTCTTCATCAACTCGATGATCTGCAGCGCCTGGGTGGATAGCGGCACCAGGTGCTCACGCCGCCGCTTCATCTTGGCCGCGGGTATGCGCCACAGGTCGCCGTCAATCTCGCTCCACTCCATCATGCGCAGCTCTTGCGTGCGCACCCAGGTCAGCGCCAGCAGCCTGCAGGCCATGGCAGACTGAATCGACGCCTCCAGATCCAGCCGCTCCATGAACGCTGGCACCTCGGCCAGGGTGATGGCCGCAAACGACTCCACGGGCGCCTTGCTGAAAGCCTTCTTTGGGTCAATGAGTGCGCAGGGGTTGATGGCCGCGTGTTCGTGCTGCACGGCCCAGTCAAACACCTGCAGCAGCCACAGCCGGGTTTTGCGCACGTATACGCTCAGCCCGGCGGCATCCATGGTGGATAGCACCTCCAGCACATCGGTGCGCTTGAGCTCACCAATCGGCCGCGCACCCAGCTTGGGGAACACATGCCGCTCCAGCGCGGCCTCTGCATTGGTGCGGTAGCCTGCAGACACGTCCTGCCGCCCCTCCCAATAGGTCTCGCTGGCCTGGCGCAAGGTTAGCACTGCCTTGGGCTTGGTGGCGGCCTTCACGGGCTCGCCATTGGCCAGCGCGCGGCGCAGATCGTCCCGCTTGGCGCGGGCATCCGCCAGGCTCAGCAGTGGGTAGGGCCCAAAGCTGGCAGTCTGCGGCTTGCCCGCTGCGCGATACGATACGCGCCAGAGCTTGCTGCCCGTGGGGTTGACCACCAGGTGCAAGCCATGGCCGTCAAACAGCTTGTAGGCTTTTTCCTTGGGTTTGGCAGACTTGCATTGCTGATCTGTGAGGCAATTTGTAGGCATTTTTCAAGGCACCTGAGCTCGATACCCACAAATATGCCCACGCGCCGATGCGCCACATACCTGCAAGCCAGTGCAAATGATTGCAAACCGTTGCAATCCACCCGAGCTAAGTGATTGATTTTGCTACGAAAAGACGCAAAAAAACGCGCAATCCGTGCGGACTGCGCGTTACATTTGGCGGAAACGGAGGGAGCCGCGAACCAAGCATTTAAGCGGGTTCCCGTGGGGATACCCACCAATATACCCACTTTTCTACCTACAAAAATAGTTTCCGTATTACATCAACTCGGCCCCGAATCACGGCGGCCGCTGCCCCTGCAGCACCTCCACCTGCGCCCGAAGCTCCCGCGCAAACACGTAGTCTCCACGATCTTCCGCAATGCTGATAGCGGCCTCCAGCTCGGTAATGCGCTGCTGAATTGTTGGGCCGGGCTCGACGGTCATTTGGGCCACGCATCGCTCAGGGTTTTGATGTCGCTGGCGTGTCGGCCAGCTTTTTGCGCAAGCTCTCCACCAGCTGCGCCCATTGCGTCGAGTAGTCCACCAAGGGTAGCGGCTCGGTTAAGGCAGGCGGCGTGGGTAGCTTCTGCATCTCGCATTGCTGCTGCGGTAGCGTCGTGCAGGCTGACAAGTGCAACAGTAGCGCCATCAGCGCTGCGCCGCAGATCAACCGAACGTCCAGCTGCCTGGCGCTGTGCCTCGATGACGTTATCCGCCCTGCGGATGGATACCGCTGCTGCCAGTCGCTGGTCAGCCAATGTCTGTTGTGCACGGGCATTCTCCTTTGCGCCATAGCGCCATGATTGAACGGTCCAGCCACCCACAAAGCTGGTGGCGGAGATGACAGCCGCGGCGATGAGCTGGGGGGCGAAGGGGATCACGGGTAAAACGCCCGGTTGCCAGACTTGGGCGCCCTGGTGGTCCAGTGGCTCCAGCCCGGTGTGGCGCTGGCGTGCTCGATGTAGATGCCGTGGTGCGCCAGCCGGTCAAGGTGCGCCATGCACCAGACATCAATCTCGCCCCGCGGGTCGTAGCGGTCCACGGCCATGCCCTCTTTGTGGCTGCTGTTGGGCGCACCCTGCGGGCAGTTTTGCGGACGAAAGCCGCCAAACGTAACGCCGCTTACCCCGCTCTTGGTGGCCGGGTTATCGGGAAAGCTCACGCCGCCCCGCGCCATTTCTACCTCCAGCGCGCAGCATGCCGCCAGCAGCTTGGTGGCCGCCTGCTGGCGCTCGGGCGTCCAGTCTGGGCTTGCGCTGTGCGGGCCCACGTATTGGTTCAGTGTGATCATGTTGATATGTCTCCAGACCGGCGCCGCGGCCGGTGCGCATCTTTGGTAAATTGAAACGGCACGCCCTGCCCCCAGGCCCTGGCCATAACGCCCTGCATAAACACAACAGCGGTCACAATGCCCAGCACCACCCAGTCAGGAACCCAGCCGTAAATGGGCGCCACCATGCCCGCCAGCGCAGCAATGCCCATCAGCAACAACGACAGCCGCACCCAGTAGCGCGTGGTGTGGTCGGTGATGACGGACCTGCAAAACACCGACCAGAACAACGCCAGGCAAACAATCTCCCAGGCAAGCATCAGCTTCATGGCTTGGCACCTCCAAACAGAGCGCCTATCAGCGCCTGCACGCGGGTCTTGACCGCTTCAATCAAGTCCTTGGTCTGGTTGCCCAGCATGCCAATCACGAACGAGACCACCGCATAAGACTCATTCACCTTGATCTGGTAGTACGACTCCACCACCACGGCAATGACCGATGTCAACACCACCGCGGTGAAGATGCAGCGCAGCATCAACCACGCACCCTCCATGCGCGTCTGCATGGGCGTGCCACTCAGCGCCCACAGGCCGCCAGCAATACTGCCCAGCAGGATCACGATGTAGGGCCCTGCCAGCGGGCCAAACACGGCTACGGCCAGCGTCATCAGCGACACGCTGGCCACTGCGGTTTGTATGGGTTCAGGCATGGGTCAATCCACCTTGAAAGCGCAGGCGCACTGCTTATCTACAGCCACGGCAGACAAGCCGCTGTTCTTTACCCGCACCAGAATGGACTGCTCCCAGCGCAGGCAGGGCAAGCGATAGGCCATGATCATTTGTTCATCGGGCAGCGTGAACTTGCCGGTGGACCTGGTATTGATACCGCCAATGCGCCCTTGAAAGCCCACATCGTTGTAGCCAGAGATCTGGATAACCTGGTCTTCGTTGTACGTGCCGGCAGTGGTGATAACAGGTGCGCCAGGTGTGGTCACCCCCATAACCAGTCGGCTTTGTGCAGCAAAGACTGCAGTGTTGGCGATGGTTATGGGGGTGCCGCCATCAATGGTGTATTCGATAGTCTGGGTGTTTGTTCCGCTGTGCGTCGGGGCGACGACATGAAACAAAAACCCGCCCCCGCTGGAGTAGCTGAGCAGGTTAATGAAGGTGTCAGCCACCGTGATTGCACTGGCGGCACCCTGCAGCGCCATCCCCGTGTAAAACCCGGCATTGTTCGACGCCTTGGATGTATTCACCTGGTCTTTGATGTACAGGTTTGAGTCAGTCACCCGCGTGTGCGGCATGTGCCGTGGGTCCGTAATGAACAAGCCGCCGCCACCCATAAGTTGTGTTTGATTTGTGCTCATAGCAAGATCCAAGCAGAGTCAGTCGAGGAATATTCCCATTCCATTGGAATGGCGCGGTTCATGGTCACCACACCCGTGCCGGTGCCCAATGGGCCCCAGTAGGTGTCTGCACCAAAGTCAATCGTGTTGTTTTTCTTGCGATTTGCCGGCGTGCACTTGAAGCGCACCAAATCCGCAGCAGTAGGCGCCGTAAAGGCAACACCCGCTGCATTCAAAGCAAGATAGTCGTTGCCGTCCGCGCAAGCTTGTGTGGTGCCCGTCGCACGCACACGCGTCAGCTTGCCACTGGCGCCACCAGCGCCAGGCTCACCCTTGGGGGCAGATAGCGTAATCACCCAATCCGCATAGGTGCCGCTGCCGCCAACGTCCAACACGTTCAGCACCAGGGCGCCGGTGCCGGCGTTGTAGCTGGTGACCTGGCCATGCATGAAGTTGGCGACATTGGCAGCGCTGGCAGCCAGCAGGAACTGCCCGGGCGCCCACTGCCGACCGGTGGTCGCGGTGAAGCTCTTGGACGCAACGGCAATCAGCAGCGATGTAGCGCTGGTGCCCGACAGCGATGCCGCATAACCGGCCGCGGTGTTGGCCGCAGCGGTTGCGACCACCACATCCTGCCCAGTCTGCACACGGTCCGCCGCAGTGGCCACGCGGTCGGCAGCGGTCAGCACAGCATCAGCTGCGGCAGCATCGGCAGATACTTCAGCCGCCGCCTCAGACGCCAGAATCTCCACCCGCGCCGCCTCGACCTGCACACTGAACGCCGGCAGCTCCGTGCCGAAGAACGTGTCGCAGTCCGTCTTGAACGTGGATGCTGTTCGATCCAGCTCCGGTAGGGGGTCAATCATCAAACTACTCCTTCAATTTCCAGCGCGCACAGGTGCTTGCTGGTGTACTCAATGTCAATGGAAAAATCGACGTAAAAACCGTAGATAAGCAGCGGGTCAAAGCCCGCGCGCCGGGTGCCGATGAATACGCACAGCACCCCGTCCAGCGCCTTCAGCGTGCGGTAAACGCGGTTGAACCGAGACTTCTCAGTCACCACCGCCAGCGTGTTTTTCTTGCTGTTGGTGCGGCGCACGATGGTCAGGTTGCCGAAGTCGTTGCGCGTCTTTTTGGTGTAACTGACGATGCCGACCTTGGCCCCCATCTTGGTATTGCCAATGCCGATCACCACACCAGGCTTCATGACGCCAATGCCCGCCATACCGCTGGTAGCGGTCAGCGTTACCGTGAGCTCACAGGCGGTGAACTGCTCGGGCAGGTCGGTCAGCACCACATCCGTCTGCGGCTCCCACTCCACAAAAAACCATTCGTAAATGGATTCGATGATGGAGGCATCCAGATCAATGTCGCGCGTGTAGACGGTGGTGCCGCCAGGTGCATCTTTCATGATCACCTGGGCGGTCCGCGCAGCGATGTCAAACATGCCAAGGCCACCCGTGCCGCCCGGGCGCAGCACATACACGTTTGGCGATAGCGTCTCGCTGGCAGTGCCGATTTCATCGTCAAACGGGGCCCACACGTTGTTGGCGCTCACCGGTATCCACCAATCGGTATCGGTCAGCGCGTGGCCTGTGTTGGCCGCCTGTACCGACTGGTAGATCATGTGCGCGGTGTTGTCCTGCACTCGGTCCGCAGCCGCATAGGCGGTGCCAGCGTCATAGGCCTGGTACAGCGTGCAAAACACCTCCCACCATGTGGGCGAGCTGGCGGGCGTGTTGCCCGTGTTAGACCCGGCCTTGCTGCGGTACACGGTGATCAGCCCCGCAGCTCCGGCCACCGATGCCTTGGCGTCCAAGGCATAGGTGGTGCCGCCTGCATAAGCCGCAGGCGCCGTCTCCAGCGCCGTGCTGCTACTGAGCATGGCATCGGTCATGGTGTGCGGCTTTAGAACCAGCATGTCAGGGGTCATAGTCATGCTGTTGCCTCCCGGGTCTCAATGGCATCGCCATCGGGTGTAACGCGCGCCAAGATGCGCGCCAAAGTTGCGGCGTGCTGTGCGCCGGCGCGGGTGTTGGCCTCAATGGCGTCCATCCGGTCGGCCATTTCGCGCAGTGCCTGCGCGGTTACGCCATCGCCGCCGGTGTTGCTACTACTGGTAAGCGCAGGGTTGTAAACGGTCGGCACAAACGGGTTGTTGGCCTGCGGCGCCACACTGGACCCCAGAACTGCAGCAGGCACAGCCAGCCCATACTGGGCTGACAAAATGTTGCCCGTGGTAGCCAGGCTGGCGGCCGTTTGGCCCTGCAACACCCGCAACTGCAGCAGGGTCTGCGCATTGGTCTCGCCCAGTGCCAGCAGGTTTTGGCTCAGCTCCGGCAGGGCTTTGGCCGCCTCTTGGTCACCAGCCCGAGCCTGCGCCGTGGCAATGCCAAAGCGGGCCTGGGCTGCAGCAAATGCATCTTCACCAGTGCCCTCTATCAGCCCACGGATGCGTTTTACCTCTTCAAAAATGCTGTCAGTTATTTGTTTCCAGGCGTTGGCTATCTGGCTGGCTGCGGTTTCTCCAGCACTGCCACCACCGCCACCGCTACTAGAGCTGCCAACCTGCGCCACAGGCACTGGCGCAGGGGCTGCGGGAACTACTGGGACCGCTGCAGCCTTGACACCCGCCAGGGTGTTGGCTGCACGCACTGCAGCTGCGTATTGCGCAGCACCTTGCTCGGTGCCGGTATTGCCCGCCAACTGATCCACCGCCGAGCGAATGTCGCCACGGGTAGCCGCCTGCAACTGCTCCACGCTGTAGCTTATGCCTGCCTTTTGCAGGTCTGCCTGCACAGTGTTGTAAATATTGGCCTGCTGCTCTGCCTGGCTGTAGAAATTCTGGTAGAAGCTGCCCAGTTGAGACTGCGCTGCGGCCAAGCCACCAAAAGCGCTGGCCAGGGTAGACGCAGCCGAGGCGCCGGCCACCGATACGTCATACAGCGTGTAACCCAGGCTGCCAAACATGGCGTTGATGCCCGTCAGGTCGCCACCCAGGCGCTGCAGTGTTTGCGTGGTTGTCTCGCCCTCTTTGGCCACACCAGCAAGCGCCGGGCCAAAGGTGGCGGTAATTTGTTCCGCACTGAACTTGGCTAGTTCGCCATCAATAGCCGCCTGCTGCGCCGCCGCGTCCAACCCGGTGGTGTTGATCTCTATGGCCTTGGTGAAGCTCTCAATGGATTCACTGGTCAAGCCCAGCGCCTCGGCATACGCCTTGTTTGTGGCGGTGATGTTTTTGACGTTGGCCGTGATGTAGTCAGCCACACCCTGGTCGGCCACTGACCAATCGCGGTTGATAGTGGTGCCACCACCACCCAGCCCGCCGGTCTGCTGGAATTCGTTGAACATGCCAACCGAGCCGCTGGGCAGGCCGGTGGCGCCGCCCACTGTGGCGGTGAGGCCGGAGCCGCGGGAATCTACTTTGTAGTCTGTGAGGCTTTTGAGCAGCAGCGCGCCCCCAATCCACGGCGCTGCCGCGCCAAATGCTGAACCGATCCCACTGGCTGCGGTTCCGGTTGCGGCACCGCCGCCCAACACCGTTCCAGACCCGATCCCCGCGGCCCCACCAACAGCAGTGCCCCCAGCGGTTGCCGCAATCGTGCTAGAGGCCGCGCCGCCAAAACCGAGCCACTGGCCAATTGTGCTGACAAGGCTGCCGCCACTTCCACCACCCAGGCCAAACAGATTACCAATGCCAGATGCAGCACCTGCAGCACCGCCGCCACCCAAGCCAAGTGCATTTGTAATGGAACCCGCAACCGGCTGAACAATGGCGCTGATTACAGGCCGCAGCACCAGGGTCTTGAACATGTTGACAATCGTGTCGCGCATGTTCTGGGCGAAATCTTTGCCCGACTCAAACCCGCGCAGCAGCGCATCGGTCAGGCTGTTGTTGATGCTCTCTGACGCGCGGCGCCACTCTTCTTCGGCCTTCTTGGCGGCCTCGGTGCTTTCTTTCTCAATCTCAATGCCGACAGAGCGCGTGGCGTAGGCCTTTTTGGCAGTGGCTAGTTTGCGCAGCTCTGCAGCCGTGTCCACATAGATCTGGTATTGATCTTTATCAACGCCCTGCTCGATCTTCTTCAGCACGATCAGGTCTTGGATGGTGGCCGCACTCTCCAGCTTGGCGGCGTCCAGGTCGGCAACGGCTTCTTTGGTCAAGCCCAGGCGCTCGGTGGCCTCAATCTGGGCCTCGGTCTCAGCGCGGATTTTGTCCAGCCCAAGCTCCAGGCCAGATGTGTATTTTTGGCGGGCCTGGGTGGCATCGGCCTCTGCCTTGGCCAAGGTCTTTTTGGCCAGAACCGCGGCGTCTGTAACCTCCAGCTCTTTGATGGACGCGCGCACCGATGCCTCGTGCGCAGCGCCAAGCTTCAGGCGGCCGGCGGCCAGGTCTTGGTCCAGCTTGATGCGGATGCGCTGACCCTCGGTCAGCGCGGCATCGCCACTCAGCTCCAGCTTGTTGGCCTCGATCTTGGCGCTGATGCTGGCTGTCAGAGACTCATACGCGCTCTGCTCAGTCCTGGCCGCCGCCACCGCCGCGCCGCTTCCCTCTGTCTTTTTGAGCAGCACGTCCTGCTGCTGCTTGAGCATGCGGGTGTACTCATCGCCAACGATGACGCCCGCCTGGTTCAGGCGGATCAGCTCGGTCATGTCCTTGGTGTAGGACGCGGGCACGCCCGACAGACTCAATCGGAACTTGTTGGCATCTTCTGCAAGCTTGGCCTGGTTGGCAATCTCGCGCTGCCGCGATGCCTCGCGGCCGCTTTCGAGGCCAAAATTGATGGATGAGCTACTGCCAGGCGCAATGCCTTTGGAAGCTTCGTACAACTCATTGAACCTGACCTTGGCGTCAGCAAGTTTCTTGTTCAGCTTGTCCAGGTCGGCCTGTGTTTGCGGGCCAGCCACACCGGCATTCAACCGGGCCTGTACGCGCTTGGTGGCCTCATCCAGGCTGAGCACATCCCTTGTGGCTGCTCGCAGCTCGCCTTGCGAGCCAATTTTGGTTATGCTGTCTGCGGCAATGTCTATGCCCCTGCTGACAGCTGCGATAGCACCGCCAATAAATGAGGAGGCCCCAACCAATTTGTCAATGGCACCCACCAGCCGCAACACGCTGTTGGCAGCCATGGTCGATGCGCCATCAACGGTAATGGCCATCTTGCCAAACTCGGCCGCCACACTGCCAGCTGCTTTCTCCAGCGCGCCCAGCACCTTCTCCGATGTCAGCTCCCCAGCCTGCCCCAGCTCGCGCAGCTTGCCAACACCCACCCCCAAGCCATCGGCCAAGGCCTGGGCCAGCCGTGGCGTTTGCTCCAGGATGGAGTTGAGTTCTTCACCCCGCAGCGCGCCAGACGCAAAACCCTGAGACAACTGGGTAAGTGCAGCCTGCGCAGATGCAGCCGACCCACCGCTGATGGTCACTGCCTGGCTGATCGTTTGCACCACACCCAACAGCGCGTTTTGCGAAATACCCAAATCCTTGGTGGAGCGGGCAACCTGCGCATAGGTGCCAACCAGGTCCAC